CAAATATGCACAATATGAATTAGCAAGAGCATTAGCAAATGAAACTGATGCGATAACTGGTAATAAAGGAACTGATGGTAATTATGAAGAAGTAAAAATAGGGGATATGGCAGTCAAATACAATACGAGTAGTCAGGGTGTTGGAACGATTAATAATGTATTTGACGTTTATCCTTGGTTACAGAATTACTTAGGTGCTTATTGCCTTGGTGGTTCTGGTAGTTACCAAGTTCGAGTTGTTAGAGGTTAATTATGGCAGGAGCATTAGATACAGCACTTAAAGCAGCCGCCAAGCAGGTGATTGCTGATCTTGGATCAGCTCTTAATTCAACAATTACTTATACAAGAAAAGTAGCTGGTACTTATAACACTGCTACTGGTGCTTTAGCTACGACAGATACAACTTATGCAGATATTGATGTTCCAATTGAATTTATTAAGTCAGAAGAAGATGAAGGAAGAGAAATGAGACAAGCAAAACTAAGTATAACGCCTGATTTGATAGGGGATAATCAACCTACATTTCAAGATGAAATAACATTGACCTATGCAGGAGCAAGTCAAACAGCTCAAATTGTTGAAATAACAACTACAAATTATTTGTTTACTTTAGTTGTGAGGTTCTAATGGCTAAGAAGAAAATTCCTCCTAAAGCAAAAGCAAAAGATTTTGCACAAGGAATAGGAGATGATCTTCGAGAAGATATTGAAGCTCAATTAGGTGTATTTATTAATTCTGTTGCTAGAGATTTAGCATCTGAAGAAGTAAGTCCTGTAAAAACTGGTTTTTTTGCTTCTAGTTGGCAGGTATCTAAGACGAGGATGCCACCAGATGACCAACCTATAAAAAATCCTTGGAAGGCCATAGAGAAAACAAAAGGCGCACCTTACATTGCTCCGAGATTCAAAGTTCCAACTAAATACAAGTTAAATCAAAGTATTTTTATTGGAAACAGAGCCGAATATACAGAAAGAGCTTTGCTTTCTCCTAAATCAAATATTGGTGCTTATATCTTGAATGGATCAGGCACATTTAAAGAAGGGATAAGGCAAAAAATAGATAGAATTTTTACGGATAAAAGTCCTAACATAAATGTATTAGGATTAGACGCATGACACTTGTAAATACTAGAGCTGCTTTTGAAAAGGCAATTACTGATGCTGTTGTAGCTGCTGATGCGACAGTTAACGTAGTTTATGACAATGTTCCTTATACGAAGCCTGGAAAAACCAAGAAGTATGTTGCAATGACTGTTAACTTTGGTCAATCAACAATTCAAAGTCAGGGAGCAGCAAGTGATTTCTATGCTGGCTTTATTCAGTGTCGAGTTTACGTTCCAAAAAATAAAGGGACTTCAGTTTTAGCAGCAATTAGCGAATCAGTTATAGATGGAATGACTTCAGTAAATGCAGCTAATTACACTGATACATTCAGTTGTAAACCAAAGGTCAGTGATGTTTCTGGGCCTGGAGTAGTAGAAGACGAAGCCGAATCTCATTACCTGGGTGTCATCACTTGTCAGTTTTCGGCAATCGCCTAATATAGTATTATTATCCTATTAAAGTAAGGAATCTTTATGAGAGCCGTTGAACTCTTATCCAATAAATTTGGAGTCAGCCAGCTATATCAACATGATGTCAAAAAAGATGGTGAAGTTGTTCTTACTGTTTTTTGGCATCCATTAACAATTGCTGAAAGAGAATCTATCCAGAAAAAATCTGGCAACACAGACGATGCTTCTGATTTTGCTTTATCTTTAATGATTCAAAAAGCTTTAGATGACAAAGGTAAAAGACTTTTTGCTGATGGAGACAGAGCAACTCTTCGTAGAGAAGTAGAAGCTGCTGTTTTACAAGAAATTCAATTGGCAATGCTTGAATCTGGATCGGATAAGGAGGTGGCAGAAGCAGAAAAAGATTTGAAAAGCGAATAAAGAATGGATCTTTTTATTTTCGTTGGCAAAGGAATTAGGTAAGACCGTTAGGGAGTTAACAAGAGAATTGACAAGAGAAGAGATGGTTGGTTGGGCGGCTTTCTTTAAGATTCAGAATGATGAAATAGAAAAAGACAGAGAAGTAGCTCAACGAGGTAGTGCTAGTAGAACGCAAACAAGGTAAGATAAAGAATATTATCTGGTAAAAGAGGAGTGGCTCAAAGTTATTTAAGAACTATTGAGTTTAAGGTCAAAGATACTGCGTTAAAAGATGCTGTCGGAAAATTAGGGAAATCTCTTGGTTCTATTGATAAAAATGTTAACAAGATAAATAAACAATTTACAGCTTTAACAGCAACTTTAAGCAAGGTAGGAAAAGCATTAGCTGAAACTAAAAAGCAAGAAATAATTAATCCTAAAAAAGTTAGTGCAAGTATTTTAGGGATAAAAAGAATAAATAAACTTTTAAAAGAAGTCAAAGTTCAATCTGGAAGTGCTTTTGGTGTTGACAGGCGAAAAAGTGATGAATACAACATAGCGGCTACTCAACTGCAAAATTTTGTCAGAGAAGTAGCTAACGGAACGAAAACACTTGCAGCAAATGAAGCTGGTTTAAAAAGACAAGCTGCTGCTTTCTCTTTAATTGCTCAAAATTCAAAAGTAGCAAGTGCTGTATATCAAACTGCTGTATTTGCACAGATAAAAGCTGAACAAAAATTACGTTTAGCTCAGATGGAAAGGATTAGGCAACAAGAAAAATTATTTCAATTGACAGGGTTAAGCAAGGATAGAGACATGGCAGGGTTTAAGGGTGCGCAAGATATGTTAGCGATGGAAAGTCAAATATCTAACACTGTTGCATCTTTAACAGCTTACAAATCAGAACTTCAGTCAATTAATAGTTTCTTAGATATGAGTTCTAAGGAATACATTCAGATAGAAAAAGCAATAGATCGTATTAATGACAGATTAAATAGTAGAAAAAATATAGAAAAAAACAATTTAGAGATATTAAAAGAAGCAGAAAAAACACTTGGTCGAACACGCAAGGCAGTTGGAGGAATATTGAATCGTGGCATAGGTGAACTTTTTGGTGTTTTAGGTGGAAAAAGAGGATCAGTTCCTCAACTTGTCGCTGGTGATTTAGGGCTAGAAAGTATCAAGCAAATGCTTCGATTTGTTCCTTTATTAGATAAAAAGCTAAAAGATCAGATCAGAACATGGTTGAACTATGGACAAGTAGCAGCTAGAGCTTTAACAGGAGTACAAGTTGGCTTTGGTGTTCTTTCTAAAGCCTTAACCGCTACTACATGGGTAGGGGAAGCAATTAGAGGTTTTGTTGAATTTGAAGCAGCAGCTTCAAAAGTGATTTGGAGCATTGAAGGCAATATGACAAGAGCTTTTTCTTTATTTGGAAGACTTGCGAGGGAATTACCTCAGTTAGCATCTGCAATGGCAATGGTTATGCCAGAAGCTTTAGGTGGAGCAGGTTTAAGAGGAAGAGATGCTTTTGGTTTCTTAGCGGACGGAAGTGCTTCTGGACAAATAGCAGACGCATTAATGGGAGGGAGAGAGAGAAGAGAATCTAAACGTGTTACAAAAGAAGGGCCATCTCGTATTCAAGCACTACAAAAAGAACTTGATTTTCAACAAAAATTACTTATAAATAGAAATACTTCAGCAAAAGATTACAACAGAATAAGAAGAGCAACTTTACTTTTAGAAAAGGAAATTGCAAATGAATTAGCAGTTAGAGCAGGGCAAGTACCTTTAGCTGAACAATTAGAAGCAAGTAAGGAATTTCAAAGATTTAAGGAAGAGACTCTTAAAACTAATGCTGCTGAAGAAAAAGCAGTAAATAAAACTTTAGATATAGAGACAAGAAAAAACAAACTTTTCAAGACTTCAGCTCAACATCATAAAAGAATCGTAAACATCAACGGAGAAAATCTTGATATAGAACAAAGAATTTTGCGAGTGCAAGAAAGGAGAAAAGCTCTTGAAAGTAGACAAGCAAACAGAAAGGCTGCAAGAGGTAGGTTAGGTGAAAATTTAATGTTAGGAGCTGGTTTTCCTTTGCTTTTTGGTGGAGGAGTTGGATCTGTCGGTGGTGGTGTTTTAGGAGCTGGAGCGCAAGCGATGATGGGAGGACAAGGATTTGGAGCGCAAATTTTATTTAGTGCCTTGGGGCAACAAATGGATGAGTTTGTTGGAAAAATATCAACGCTTGGTAAAGCTTTTAATGTTTTAAATCCAGATGTTGATGCAGTTATTAGTTCGTTAGGCGAAACAAATACTGCGTATGGAAAACACTTGGAAATGTTAAAAGCAATAAAAGGAGAAGGTGCAGCGATGACAGAAGCAACAAAAGCAATCGAAAGAATTATTGGTAAAGAAGGATTAGGAAAAATAAAAGAATTTGGACAAGATGCTACTGATTTAGGAAATGAATGGCAAAAAGTAATGCTTCGTATGCAATCTTCTATTGCTGATTTGATTACCCGTACTGGTATTTTAAAAGCCTTATCTGAGTCAATGGCAAAAGGTACAGCTTTTCAGAAAGCTAATCTTGCAGTCATAACAGGAACAGCAAGTCCAGAACTTCAAGAATTATGGGATGCGTATGCCAAACAAAATACATGGGCTGGTGCGGCAGAGAATTGGAAGAAAAATATGTTCTTCAGAGAACAGAATGAAGATGGAAGTTTTAAATTCCCAACTCAAAAAGAATTAAAACCTATGATTATTGAACAATTCTTAAAAGATCAAAAGAATATTTCAACATCTAATTTACTAGGAAAAGGTGCAGATAAAGTCGCTGATTTAGAAGCTCAAAGGCAAAAATTAGAAGAAATATTTATCTTAGGAGAACGTCAAGCTGAGATAGAAGAGAAAGTCAGAAACATGAAAAAAGATGGTATTACTTTAACGGAAGAACAATACAGGAAACAGTTAAACATGATAGACGCACAAAGAGAATTAAATGCTGTTTATCAACAAATAGGGCAAACAATTCAAGATGGAATTGTTAATGCTATTGATTCAGCAATAGCTGGAACTAAAACATTAGGTGAAGTAGCATCAAGTGTGTTTAGACAATTATCAAGACAACTTTTACAGGTAGGTGTTAGTTCTGTTTTAAATAATTTTTTACCAGGCTTATTTCCTGGGAAAGCTAAAGGTGGCCCAGTAACAGGAGGATCGCCTTACATTGTTGGAGAAAAAGGCCCAGAATTATTCGTTCCAGGTTCTAGCGGTAATATTGTTCCCAACAATGAGCTAGGAGGATCTGGAGCAAACATTGTAGTTAATGTTGATGCTTCTGGATCGGCTGTTGAAGGTAACGAAGGGCAAGCTGCTGAATTAGGACGTATGCTAGGGGCAGCGATCCAAGCTGAATTGATCAAAGAAAAACGACCTGGAGGGCTTTTAGCTACTAGATAATGGCAACATTTCCTGCGATCACTCCGACATACGGAGCAAGTCAGCAAAGTTCTCCGATGACAACCACCGTTCAATTTGGGGATGGTTATCAGCAGAGGCTGTTAGTAGGTATGTCAAAAAATCGAAACCCTAAAGTTTGGAGATTAACTTGGAAAGTATCTGAAACAGATGCAGATACAATTACTGAGTTTTTAGATGCACGAGCTAATGATTCTGCAAGCTTTGATTGGACTCCTTTAGATAATCCTACTGTACGGAAATGGATTTGTTCTAGCTGGACAAAGACAATTACTTATCTGAATAGAGCCACGATTACAGCGACATTTCAAGAGGTATTTGAACCTTAATGACAGTACCTGTTTCACAATTACAAGCAGTCAATCCAACTGCAATTATTGAATTATTTCAATTGCATTTGAACAGTACATTGCATGGTTCTAATGATATTCATTATTTCCATAATGGTTCTAGCACAAACGATGCTGCCGATATTATTTTTGGAGGACAAGCTTATTTACGATTACCAATAGAAGCAGAGGGATTTGAATACAAAGCAGGACAGACAGGAACTTTACCTCGACCAACTTTAAGGGTTAGCAATTTATTTGGAACGATTACATCTATTTTAAATCAAGTCAATCAAACAACTGCTGGTAACGATTTAACAGGAGCAAAGGTAGTCAGGATAAGAACTTTGGAGCGTTTTATTGATACTGTTAACTTTGGTTCTCATGGCTTCTTGGTAACAGAAGATTCAAATGAATACGGTATTACAGGTGAAGACGGTAGTACATTCAGAATGGAAAATACAATTAATCCACACGGAGTTCCTGATGACTCTTATGAGTTACCACAAGAAATTTATTTTGTAGATAGGAAATCAGCAGAAAATAGAAACGTCTGTGAATTTGAATTAGCAAGTGCTTTAGATCTTGCAGGTGTTCGTTTACCTAAAAGACAATGCTTACCTGCTCAATTCCCTGGTATTGGAACATTCCATAATGGATAAATGGAAACTTGATGCGTTAGCAGCAGCTAAAGAAGCTGATCCAATAGAAGCTTGTGGTTTATTGGTTGTACTAAAAGGGAAAGAACATTATTGGCCTTGTAAAAATTTAGCGGATAGTCGATACGATCAATTTATTCTTGATCCGACAGATTATGCAAAAGCTGAAGATGCTGGAGAAATTTTAGCGGTTGTTCATTCTCATCCTCAAACTCCACCAACCCCTAGTCAGGCAGATCTTATTTCGTGTGAAGCCAGTAAATTACCTTGGCATATTGTCAATCCGAAGACAGAACAATGGCATTATTTTGAACCGTCTGGATACAAAGCAGGATTACTAGGAAGACCGTGGGTTTGGGGCGTTACTGATTGTTGGACTTTAGTAAGAGATTATCAAAGAGAAAGAGGTTTTGATTTAAGAGATTGGGATAGACCTGTTAATCCAGAGGATTTCAGATTGAATCCAATGTTTGATAGGTGTTGGAAAGAAACAGGATTTAGAGAAATGGAACAAGATGAACCATTAGAAGAAGGAGATTGTTTATTGATGAATATCAGAGGGAAGGGATTAAACCACATAGGGGTTTATGTAGGGGAGCAAGAACTACTCCATCATTTACAAGGAAGATTGAGCAGTCGTGATCTTCTTAACGAATGGTTGATAAAATGTATAGGTAGGAGAATAACTTTACGCAATGCTTAGAAAAATTAAACTGTATGGGCCTTTAGCCAAGTTTCTAGGCAAAAGAGTTTTGAAAGCAGATGTTTCTAGTGCAGCAGAAGCTGTTCAGTTTTTGATTGTTAATTGGCCTGAACTAGAAAAGCACATGTACGATCAATATTACAGGGTTCAAGTTGCTGCAATAGATTTACATGCAAAAGAATTGCATTACCCAGCAGGATCAGATGATATAAAAATTATTCCTTGCGTTGCTGGGGCTGGAGGAGGATGGGGAAAAGTAATAGCAGGTGCAGCGTTAGTTGGATTAGCTTTTGCTACTGGTGGTGCAAGTCTTACTTACGCTACAATTCCGATGGCTAATGCAGGAGCTGTTACAGGTATTGCTTTTACTGGTATTTGGGCTAAAGCTGCTGTTTACTTAGGAGCTGCACTGGTTTTAGGTGGGGTTTCTGACTTGTTAACTCCAACTCCTAAGACTCCAGAATTTGAAGAAGACGTACAAAATTCGTTTTATTTTAGTGGGATTGTCAATTCTGCAAGACCTGGCACTCCAGTCCCTGTATGCTATGGAGAGGTTCTAACAGGGTCTACGACCATATCAAGTTCCGTTGATGTCAACCAGGTGGAAGTATGACTCAAATTATTGGTTCTGGTGGCGGTGGAGGTAAAGGAGATAGAGGAGGTAATAAGACTCCAACAACAGCTCCTGACTCTTTAGAAAGTAAAAGTTATGCGAAAGTTTTAGATTTAATATCTGAAGGGCCAATTGAAGGATTAAAAGATGGGCATAAATCTATTTATTTAGATAACACCCCATTACAAAATTCCGATGGAACATATAACTTTGAAGGTGTAACTGTAGAAGCAAGAGAAGGCCATGATCCTCAAAGTAAAATAAATGGATTTGATGAAGCTTCTAATACTGTTTCTGTTAACACTGAGGTAACAAAGGGCGATCCAAACATAGGTGTAACAAGAACAGTTTCAACTTCTGATTCGCATGATGCAGTTAGAGTTCTTATCAGAATTCCAGCCCTTCAACAAATAGAAGATGATGGAGATATTGTTGGAACGTCAGTATCTTTCAAGATACAGATGCAAACAGATGGAGGTGGCTTTGTTGATAAAATATCAGACACAGTAACAGGAAGAACAGGTGATCAATATAAAAAATCCTATTTACTAACTTTACCTAGCAGCTTCAATACTGGAGTAGAAATAAGGGTTGTAAGAACAACAGACAACTCAGGAGATGCCAAGCTTCA